GGTGTGTTGTTCATCCCCCTTGCTTACCAGAGCGATAATCTCATCATGGAACTGACCTATGGTCTTAACCCCGTTCTTCCTACAGAGTGCTACCCAACTGTCAAAGCAGTAGACCCCTGTAGACTGATTGAGCGTAGAGAACTTGTCTTTGTCGCTACGCAGACTGTGATAGAACCCACTGACCGGGTTCCGTAGCCATGTCTTACCTTCCTTGTCTCTAGGCTCCATACCACCAACTAGCTTGGTGATAGCCCAGTTACGGTCCCAGAAGGCGTCCAGCAGCTTCTTAGCCTCTTTGACAGACAGACCAGTAGTCCTGCTGAGTTTAGTAGCTCCTACACCATAGGTGGCTGAGTAGTTCACCACCTTGTAGTTCTTACGCAGGGCCTTCAGGTTTACCTCACCCAAATTGTGCTTGTCTATGTCAGCCTGAGTGATAGCCCCAGCATGTTTAGCCAAGTCAAGGTGCGGGTCAAAGCCCTCTCTACTCATTTCTGCTACATAGTCAGGGTCCAGAGGCTGCATGTAGTGTCGCTTGGTTGTGTCCTCTAAAGAGGTCATGTCGGCACCACAAAGAGTGTAGCCTTCAGGTGCAGTCAGGCACCCCCGAATCTCCTTACCCCAAGGCTTATCTACACCGGGGAGGTTTACCAGAGGCTTGGCATGTTTGAACCGTAGGGTGTTAGTGAACCCTGCAATCTCTGCCTTCAGCCACCCATCCCTGTGACACTCAAGGAAGCCCTTAAACACACTGAGACGGTGGTTAATGACAGACAGTCCGTCTAACAGCCCTACAGCAGGGTGACGGTCTATCAAAAGCTTGACACTATCACAAAGCTCAGAGCCATCCCTAACCTGTTCTATCATCTTCTCCCTACCATCTGGGGTACGCTTGTAGTCCCAAGTGGCAGGTTCCCACCCTAGACTACGTAACCATTCCTTGATCTGAGAGTGAGAGCTAGGGTTAGCCCTCTCTTCCTTGTCTAAGACCTGTATAGGCTCCTCAGTGGTAGGGGGGTGTCCTCCTGCCCTTAGCAAGGCGTACCACCGCTCTCCGTACACTGTAAGGCTACCATCAGCCTTGGTTGGGCGCTTAGGCTTCTCTACCTTCTTGTAGACCTTATTCCTCGGCATAGCTTCTGCGAGTTGCTCTGTTTTTTCGTCTTTGAGCCGCAAGAGTTCGTCGTAATGAGATTGAGCCTTTGCCACGTCCAGCTTCCATTTCAGAGCCTCCTGCTGACGAGCGCAGTCCATCTTGAACGACAAGTACTGTACGAACCTGTCCCGCTCCGTTTCGTCTTTGTAGAGCCACTGTAGCTGGCTTGTTAGCTCTTTGTAGAGCCTTACGTTGATCTTCACGTCTTCTTCGCATCGGTGTCGGTACTCCTCTGGTGTTAAGTTGTTCCAATCGTCAATCTTGGGCTTAGGGACACCATACTGTTCCCCATAGCCTTCCAACCCATGTCGGGGTCTGTCGTGGTTGAGATACCAAGACAGAGCTAAGGTATCTACCAGCTTGGCCTTCACTTCGATACCGAGCAGCTTTTCTACGAGGGGGATATCATACCGGATAATGTTGTGACCCACCAAGACCTCGGCCTCAGTGAAGAACCTGCGCATGACATCGTAGTTGTGGGTCCAGTGCATTTCCCCGTTGTCCATCCAAGCCACTACATGAATCTTGGTGGCATCCTCAAGGAGGTTGTCAGCTTCAATGTCAAATACTGTCACGCTATTTGTCCTATATCCCAGCCCCAAAGGTGGGCGTGTTGTTGCACCTTACTCAACAAAGCTTCTGTGTCACCATCTTCCCAATAAAATATCTCGGTTGAGTTACAATTCTTCAGCCTTTTTGGAGAGAAAAATTCATGTAGAGTTGACTCAAGAGAAATGCACTGGCCCTTATTTTCCAAGGGTATCCACCTGTCGAGAAACGGCTCACCAAAATATTGGTAGTTTTGCTTGCTGTGATAATTGTATAAATCATACATACGGTTCCTAAGAGACTTTGTCCTGCCTATTTTTCGTAGGTTACTGACCTCAGAGAACCTCATAAGATAAACCCCGAACCCTTCCGGCAGCGACTTCCTCTTGTTTTTACGAGCCTCTAATTCTTTAAAGCCTTCCTGCTTAAGCACTTCAGGGTCTGTATCAACGTAAGTAGTTACCAGCCAAACCCATGTCCCAGATTCCTCAAGTTCACTTGCCAATCGAAAGACACTTGTCTTGACAACACCCCCTCTTTCGGAGGGGAGTAGGGCCTTTCTCATGGCTCTATTCGCCTTTGTTAGGGAGAGGTCTACATAGATTTCTCCTGCCCTACTTTCAATCTTTGATATTCCACGCCCTAAAGGAGAACGGGAGACTGCCCAACCAAAGGTCTCATCTGAAGCTCTTGGGTGAACGGTTTCCATATGGTTTCTGCGCCAACCTTCTGGGTTAGTCCAGCGAAGAAAAACGTGCTCTTCGACTCCAAGTTGCTCACACTGGTGCTCGATCCGTTGCAAAAGCTTCTTCTTCATTTACAAAATCTCCTGCAAGATAAAGGTGGATGGGTCAAAGCGTAGTCTACCAGCCCTACCCTCTTCAGAGCAAGGGCGATTCTTCTGTACCGTAAGGTAGGTTGTGTTCCTCTCGTCATAGTCCTCAGCCTCTTTGTCCCGGCTAAGGTCAATAATAACAGAAGCTCTCTGCCCAATCATCTTACAGTATTTAGGGTCACCATTCTCATTGGTGTGAGCAATAGTGACAATCCCTACATTAAGTTCAGCAGACAGCTTAGACAGTCGGACTGATAGGTCAGCGAGTATCTGTTCCTTACCCTCTTCTGTAAGCCCTGCTACTACATCCTGAATAGGCTCAAAGAACACAAACTGACAACCACAAGCCTCTCGGAAGAACCTAATCTGGTCGATAAGCTCATCAGTCCCTTGACCATCGGGAAGGTAGAACTGGTAGAAGTTCTCATCTTTAGTCAGGTCTACAATCGCCCTTTCAATCTCAGGCCCCACCTCTTCCTCGTCAATCAAATCTCGACGGGTATAATTGACACCAGTATGGTATGTCACCAAACCAAGCAGACTACGTAACTTAGTCTCCTCTAGGTGCCATGTAGCAAAGGGTACACCCTTCTGTAGGAGGTTGTATTCTAGGAACCTCATCACCTCAGTCTTACCAATACCCGTCTGTGCCTTAATGACAGTGAAGTGTCCCTGCATCAGCCCCATAATCTTATCGTCTAGGGCTTGTATCCCAGTCGGTACATATTCATGCTCAGGCGTGTCTCGATACAAACTTAGGAACTGGTCTGGAGTATTAAGGATGTTCTCAGGAATAAACTTCTTAGCACCATACCAAGCATTCTTGTAGGCTTGCATCTGACCAGCCACCAAAAACTCATTAGCGTCCTTAAAGGTGCCGTGATTAACTCGATATACCTTATTAGGAAAAAGGTTAGCCATCTTAGCAGCTAAAGCATTTCCCGGTTCGTCATTGTCTACAGACAAAACAATCCGTTCGTAACTGTCTAGCCAGTCCTTACATTTTTCCCACAATCCTTTTGAGGGGGTGGCTGTAGGGAATGAAACCACAGGGGTAATATAGCTTCCCTTAAGCATCTGGTAGGCTGACATAGCGTCTAGTTCACCTTCTGTGACCGTGACACTTTTAGCATTATTCATTGACCATAAGTTCATACCAAACAGTTCGTCTTGTCTTAGACCTTCAGCACTAAAGGCTTTCGGAAAATATCTAATCTTCTTGCCACCCCCCGGATAAGGGTATTCTTGCTTAATCGGTCCGTCCCTGTCTGAGTAAGTCTTGACACCGTAATGTTCCATAGTCTGTGAGGTAATACCCCTCATAGCCACAAAACCACTATAACTATGTTCTTTTATGTCTTTTGGGACAAAACTCAACTCACTATCCTTTTCACTACTCTTAAGAGGAAACTTACTTAATGTCTCGTTACTGTACCGTACACCTTTAGCAGGGTAAGGATTATTGCAACTTGGACAAAACCCTACCTTCTTGTCAGTATTGTAATAAAACGCATCAGAACTACTACACTGTGGGTGAGGACAAGGTTGGTGGATTATCTCTGTCATGTTGTGTCCTTGAAACTTAAGTTTAAACTATAGTATGGTATAGGATCCTTTTTTTAAGGTGGTCAATGGTCTAAAAATCAGTTTTGTGGTTTGCCTTTAACTTTTTCTCAATCCTGTTGCAAATAGACCACACCATCTGTTTAGTTATACCATATAGTTGACCTATCTCTTTTAGGGTCAGGTCTGTTTCCCCATACCGCATAAGAAAGATTTGATAGTCACGTTCTGACAGTACATTCTTCATACTGTTTTGGACTTGTTGAACCCATAAATATGATTCAGTACTGTCTTCGTAGATAGACTGATTACCCTCTATAAGCTCTGTAGAGCCTTCTAGAGCGTCTTTAAGGCTTTTATAGGTCTTGGGGGCCATATCCTCTACAGGCCCCTCTACGCCCTTTCTAAGGGCATTAGCGTTACGTCTTGTATGTCTGGTAGTGGGAATGGATAGGGGGCTTTGTCTCAGGCTTATGTGGTTTTGCATGGCCAGCCTAGCATCCATCCTAAGAGTCTCGGGGTGGTTATTACCCCGATCCTCCGTCTCCAACATTGCCAGTAGGCCTTCTGATACAAGGTCTTCATACAGGTCTGACCGCCGGAAGCTACGTGCTAACTTCCGACAGGTCTTTATCTTCTCTTCTAATTCCATGTCTTTCCTTTATCCTGAAAGAACTCGTCAATGAATATCTCCAAGTCCCGTATGTTAAGTGATGCATCTGAGACATCATTCTTAAGTCTATCATAGGTAGCCCTACTCTGCCAAGTCTTGCTCTCCTCGTCTTGTAGCATGGCGTGGACCTCATCCTGTGCTGCATCCAGACAGTCACGAATCTCAATCAGTTTATCACGTACATCAGACATATTATTCTCCGTATTTAACCAGTCGTTTGGTGGTGATGGTAGAGGTTCTCTCATCCTCGTACCAGAATACTGTAGCCTTGGGGCTTTCCCCCACCTCCAGTATCTTGCCTAGTGCTAACACAGGCTTGAGGGTTCTGTAAGCACTAGACCCTTTATGCGGCAACCGTATTGAGGCTTGATAAATCCCCACTACAGTATCGTTAATGGATAGGGGGGTATCTAGGAAGTCCTTAGCCATTCTTAGCTTCCTCGTATAGTTCCTTGGCAGTCTGTAGGTTCAGCTTAGTACAGGCATAGTCTAAGGTATTCTTAGGACCGGACCAGTTGGCTAGGCGTTGCTCCAGTTCTTTGATCTGGGCTTCGATACGGGGGGCTAGGCTTTGTAGTGCTGCGTTCATTAGAATCTCCAAGCTAAAAGTAAGATTGATAGGGTGATAACGGTAAGGCCTATGAAGGCTAGTTCGACCATAGGGGCTACTCTTTCTATAGGGGGCTACTTTTTGGGTAGGGGGCTATATTCAGATAGGGGGCTACTTTTTGGGTAGGGGTTACTTTTTGGGTAGGTCTGCTTTTAAGAGGGGGTACTTTTATGTAGGGGGGTCCACTTCTGGATAAGGTGAGGTTTCATGGCACGCCACCCATCATCAGTGATAGACCATGCCTTAATCAGTGTAGGGTTAAGCTCTGTTTCCTGCTCGTCCCACTTCTTAAGCGCTGCCACAATACTGGAGTTCAGAGTCATCTTCCGGGTGGTGACAGTACCATCCTTCTTCATAAACTCTACGTCTACGATGCCCTGCTTGAGGTCGAGAATCTTGTTAAGCACGTCAGTCATATCTTTCTCCTGTGATGCTGAGTTGCGTGATACACTATTGATATAAGAACTACCGGGGTGTAGTCAATACCTATCAACTTACTGGTTGTGTCTCCTTGTTAGAGAGTGATTCCTCCGATGGATATTGTGTTAACCTTTGGCACTCGGTTCTCCCATTTTCCCTCGGGGGTCTCATTTTCCCACGGGGGTCTAAGGCTCATTTTCCCACGAGGGGGTCATTTTCCCACGGGGGGAGGTCAGGTTTAGTTCAAATACCTAAAGTATTAGTGACAAAGTTAGTACATATTTGATGCAACTTATGAGTACAGTCACATTTATATCAAATACTTTAGGTTTTAGGTGCATAGATATTTATGTTAAATACGTAAGGTTATAGGTGCATAGATATTTATGTTAAATACGTAAGGTTATAGGTGCATACAAAGTTACCTCAAATACGTAAGGTTATTGGTGCAAGAATACTTAGTACAAATACCTACAAGATTTAGTACAGATTTTATAAAAGTGTGAATCATACCATAAACCCCCTAGTCGAGTCAACCCATATAGCTAAAATCCGATATGAATATTTGCCTTAGCTAACTACGCAAATATAGATATCTTTTGAGTGCATGGCTTAATGCATTTTTGCATAGCTACCACCACACCTCTCAAGCTTAGTCTTTCTATGTTAGGTTGAAACCCGGTACTCTACCACTAAGCGAGAGTCCTGGTCTAAGCTCTACTATAGGTTAATCTGGGAATCCTGCTGCTAGGTGCTACCATTAAGCGAGAGTCCTGATCCTGGCTATCGTACAAGTAGAAATCCACGCTAGGCTGGTTTAAACGGTCACTGAGCGGGTTTAGCCTGTTTTGGGTATGGTAACCCATAAAAACCGCCAGAGCCGATGTTCACGTTTGTTCTTTCGGATTTTATCCAACTACGCAATGCCATTATTCCTTGCACGCATGCCTTTTTTGCTTTGCTGAGTTGCTAAACCATGCCATAAAGGACTCACAGCAACGGTCACTTACATGGCTAGGCGTTCTCTTTGTCTCTCTCCAGAAGGCAAAACTAGGCGTCTGGCTTTGCAAGTGACCAACTAACTAAGGAAAAGAAAATGATGACTTATATTGAAATAGTTTTTGTTCCCGTACTTCTTTGTATGGGTTTATTTGCCGTTTTTGGCTTGGCAACGCTTTAAGGACTATAGAACATGCCTAAACTTTTAGACACTCTTATAATTTACACACTTATAGGCTTTGGTGCGTTTGGCTTGTTGTCACTCGCTTGCGCTGTTTAACCCTAAGACAAGGAAACTAAGACATGACCAGTATAAAGGCTGAACTTGTTTTTGAGGCGTTAGGACTACGCAATGAAGACCAGTGCCCTATTCAATCCCACATCTGCGACGTGATGGAGGATAACGAATATAACGACGTAAAAAGCCTAGTCGCTGATCTACAGCAAGCGCATTGGGCGGCCGGTTCCTTTAACCTCATATACAATTGGGAGATTGAGAACTGTTTAAACCGTCCAGAGTGGCGTGAAGCTATCGACAAGGCTTTAGACGCTTATCAAGATGCCACGGGAGAAACTTTCGGGATTAACACGTTATCAGACGCTCTGGTAATGGCCCTAGACTGGGTTTCTAATGATTTGTCGTATTTAGTGGACTCGGTGCGTTATTGGCTTGTTACTGAAGCAGTGGACTCTATGGACCCAAGCCCTGACCAGTATCTGTTTACAACAGAACAGGACGCTTTAGATCACGTCTCTGAAGGTATCCAGACCAGAGTAGACTACCTTGTCCAACATAGTCCGTATAGTATCTCTGAGGACGAATTGGAGGCGTTGCAGGAACAAGAGGCGCAACTGTTTACGGTGGAGGAAGTATAAAAATGAACGATGTGTTTTTGTGGTTAATGGCTTTGGGCATGTTTGCCTTCGGCTTGGCAATCGTCTCTCTGGATAAGGTATAGGGACATGATGGATAAAGAAGTAGAAAAGAAGGTAGACCAGACTCTCGCAAGTATGTTCGAGATAATGGAAGACTGTGAGCGGTTAGGCTTAGAAGATAAAAGCGTAGTTAAAGCAGCGTTAGAACTGTTTAATTTTTGGCGAGATAACAAGGTAGGAGTGAACCCATGACAGGACTAGATGAACAGTGGGAAGTGGTCTCATATGAGCATATGCAAGACTATGCCGATAAAGGTTACACAGTCTATTTTAAAGGCTCATATAGGGCTTGCGTTGACTATGTCGCTACTGTGAAGTCTGGACGCATTCAAAAGCGCTGTAGAGCCGTTACAGCGCCATATGAGACTGACAAGGAAACTATTGTTAGACTTGGCCACCTAGCACCAAAGACTAACTACGCAAGGGACATTGACTATGCTTACACCTGAGACTCTCGCCTATTTGTCAGGCTATTATATGGCAATGCGTTACCAACACCCCATAGTGAAGGCTATGAACCTATCAGAACCGCACTACTACGTATCAGAAACAAGGACAGTTGTTCTGTCTAAGGACATGACACAAGAACAGGTGCAAGCCTTTAGACGTGGATTAACAGAAGCATTAGAAGAAGGACAAGACAGTGAAGAATAACGACCACATCCCAAGCCAAGCGGAAATCCTAGAGACACTGCTACAGGCTAGAGCGTATCGCCTACAGGCTGAATCCGAGATAAATAGACAAATAGCTGTGCTAGATATTATTGAAGCTGTTTATGGTGTAGATTTTTCACCATTACCAGAACGTGACAAGGTTATAGAATAGAGACATAAAGTTGTAACTTAGAGACAGGTGCTTGTGTGCAAAATGCTCACACACCTGTTTTCTTTTATCGTAGCGTCTAAAGTTTGTAACAAATACAGTTGTGTGTGCACACCCGCTTAACGAGCGCAAGGAAAAAGTTTACACCTTTAAGTAAACCACTGATATTGTTGTATTTATGGCACAGATTGACGAATACAATTGACTGTTGCCCAAATGTCACAACTAACGATTTAATCCTTGACTGTTGCAATAATGTCACAAAGGGAACCCTTATATTTATCTCGAATTGGAAATATGCTGGGTGGTATACCCCCCGATCTACAAAATAAGTGAAAAGGTTTAGGGTCTCGAACTACGGCTACTACCAATGCCATATTCTTGCCTTAATATATCGACAGTGGCTACCGTAGGGGGCTTATAGTGGCATTTATATCACACTACATATTTATTTTTACATAAAATTATAAAATAATCTGACAGTACCATTGACTTTTGTCTAAAAAGGATCCTATACTATAGTATATACTTAAGTTTGACCCTTAAGTTTAGTAAGTCCATAAGGTACATAACAGAACTAACAAAACTTAAGTCTTACCATAAGTCTAGTAAGTCCTATAGTACACCACAAAACAAACAGAACTTAAGTTTAAACTTAAGTATAAACTATAGTATGTGGCTTTCCTTAAATCCATAAGTCTGTCTAGTTTTTGTGGCACTATAGACTGACAAGACTTAGGTGGAATTAATTGGTTGGTGGTTTACTGAAAGTATGCCCCCATTATCTCCTCACAGCTTGGACTCGTATGTATGCCAGCCGCATTACCTCATAAGAAAGCCATAGCGAATAAGGTCCGTCGAATGATTAGAGACGGGGTACAAGTTCGTGACATCATGGCCGCTATCCAGCCTATGAAGGATGCCCCCTCGTCTTTGGCTACCTTCTACAAGACCTATGGTCAGGATATGGCTGATGAGAGAGCCGAGATTGTAGGTATGGTAGGTAACAAGGTGGTACAGCAAGCCTTAGAGGGAGACTTTAAGTCTCAGGAGTTGTATCTCCGTTCTAAGGGCGGATGGTCACCTAACTCTACAGTTAATGAGAATGAGCAGGATGTAGACCCTGACATGGATGAGTCTGCTATTGATGCTCTTATGACCTTGTTAGGTAAATCCTCTACTGAGGAATCCTCAGACGAGTAAGATTAAGTAACCCCGACATGACCCTACCTATAACAGCCGCTGACTTAAGGGCGCTACCTGACGAAGAAGTTGCTGCTGTGATGAAGCAGCTAGGTCCAGCTAAAGCAGAAGAACTAAGGCACACTTGGGAGTTCTGGGCTAGACCTAATCAGTTAGAGCCGAAGGGCAATGACTGGGATATTTGGGTAGCCTTAGCTGGTCGAGGTTGGGGAAAGACCAGAGCGGGTGCAGAGTGGGTAAGACACCGTATCCGTAGAGGTGATAAGATTGTACATTGTGTAGCACCGACTAAGGGCGATGTACGTAGGGTTATGGTAGAAGGTGATAGTGGCCTTCTTAATGTATGTTGGAAGGGTGACAAGACTTATAAGGGGAAGGACTTAGGCTTCCCAGACTGGTCACCTACAAATAACACACTTACATGGGAGAATGGAGCTAAGGCTGTCTTCTTCTCGGCAGAAGACCCGGAGAGACTACGTGGTCCACAGGCTTACTCTGCATGGTGTGATGAGTTGTGTGCTTGGCGTAATGCACAAGAAACTTGGGATATGTTGCAGTTTGGACTGCGTTTGGGCAGACATCCTGTAGTATTTATCACTACGACGCCAAAAACCACAAAACTGCTTAGAAACATCCTTAATGACGATAAGACGGTAACCTCTACAGGTTCCACTTACGACAATGAGGCAAACCTAGCTAGTACGTTCCTAGACGCTGTAAGGAAGACTTACGAGGGGACTAGGTTAGGTAGGCAGGAACTCTACGCAGAGATCCTTGACGAGGCTTCTGGAGCCTTGTGGAGTAGGTCTTTGTTAGCAGAGTGCGAGATAGAGAAAGAAGAAGTACCGGACCTTAATCGGATTGTAGTATCAATCGACCCAGCGATCACAAGCAACAAAGAGTCAGATATGACTGGTATTGTGGTAGCTGGAGTAGATGTTAACGGTATCGCTTACGTTCTGGCAGACTGCACTGGTCGCTACACTCCTCAGCAATGGGCTGCGAGGGCTGTGTCTCTTTTTGAAGAGTATGAGGCAGACCGTATTGTCGCTGAACGTAACCAGGGCGGAGATATGGTTCGCCATACTCTACAGACTGAGAATGAGACGGTGCCTATCAAGCTAGTCCATGCTAGTCGAGGAAAGATGGCCCGTGCTGAACCTGTCTCCGCCCTGTATGAACAGAGTAAGATACGCCATGTAAAGGGCCTGAACGACCTTGAGGATCAGATGGTCACTTGGGAGCCACTAGGCTCCATTGGCTCTCCAGACCGCTTAGATGCCCTTGTATGGGCTATTACGGACTTATCCCTACAGGGCTATGCCAAGCCCCAACTAAAGCTGGCGTATAGCTCTGCGAAAGGATTGCGATAATGCCCAAGAAGCTCTCGGAAACAGAAGCCAAGAAAATCCTTGGTGTAGCTGGTGACAACACTCACAATGGCCAGATTCGTGCAGACGAGTTCCT